TGGTCTTGGACAGGAGTTGATGGATCAGAAAGTACATTATCAGCTTTAAGAGGGCCAAATCTATTAGGAGCTGAAATGATTTTAGATTTTCCTGTAGAAGATTACGAACCTTTATCTGCACAAGAAATTAAAGATATGAACGAGGGATTAGGTACTACAAATCTTAATGAATCTGAAATATGGAATGTTATATCTGGACTTGAAGAAAGCATTAATGAAAAATTAAATGTAGAAACAGGTGGTGCAGTAACAAGTGTAGAACTTACAGAAAATTTTGAGATTGTAGTTACAACATCTAAAACTGCAACTGTTAAAGAAACTGCTAAAGTACAAGAGGTAGTTCAAGTAATGAACAAAACTAAAGCTGTTGAAACATTAAAGAAAGAAGTTATTGCAGAAGTTATTAAAGAAACTAAACAAGAAACAGTTAAGAATAGTTCTAAAAAAGAATCTAGTTCTATAGTTGCTAAAAAAGAAACTAAAACTAATGTTATTAAAAAAGAAGTAAAAGAAACTACTAAACCTAAATTAAAAGTAATTATGGCAAAGATAGATGCTAAAGTAAAAAACCCTGTAAAGAACTTACAACTTAAAAACTTAATTAAAATAGATGCTATGACAGAAGATCAAAAATCTTTAGATATATATTCTAATACTGTATTTTATATATCAAAAGATATATATTTAGATCAACTTAATATGATGGACAATAGATTAATATATAGTAAGGTTAATCTTGCAAGTTATAGTGATAATGATATTATAGGTATTAAGGCAAGAAAAATAGGTATATTAAATTGGGAAAAAAATAAATTACTATTAGAATTAAAGGACTTAAAAAATGGTTAAAAATATTCAAAAAAATCTAACAAACATTGTTGTCATTATTGGACTTATAGGTAGTATAGGTGCTGGGTTTATTAAGTACGGAGAAGTTATGACTAAAATAGATGTATTAGAAAACGCATCTAAAAGTATTGATATAGATTACTCAACACAAATAGCTGTACTAGAAAATAAAGTTAAAACATTAGAATCTAAAAAAAGTGTAGATGTATCTGGACTTAATACTCAAATTAAGATTAATGAAACTGAAATCAAATTACTAAAAAATATAATAGAAGAAATAAAGATTAATTCTAGCAATCCATTATCAAACTAAATGGAAGACCTTTTAGAACAAGCTGTACATATAGCAAAAGAATTAGAGAGGAGAGAATCTACTAATCGTTTAGAACGATATGCTCCTTACGACTATCAGAAGAAATTTCATAATGCTAAAGCAACACAAAGATTGTTAATGGCAGGAAACAGAGTTGGTAAATCTTTTAGTGGGGCAATGGAAGTTGCATATCATACAACAGGAAAATACCCTGATTGGTGGGAAGGCAGAAAATTTGATAGACCAGTTCGTGTATGGGTTGGTGGAGTTTCAAATGAAACCACAAGGGATGTTTGTCAAAAAGAACTTACTGGTCAGCCAGATGATCCATCTGCGTTTGGCACAGGCTCTATTCCTTTAAAAGATATTGGAAACACAGTTAGAAAAGCTGGTGTACCTAATGCATTAAGTTCATTGGTAGTAAAACATAAATCTGGTGGATATTCTAGAATAGGTTTTAAATCTTATGATATGGGTAAAGAAAAATGGATGGGTGAAGCAGTAGATGTTGTTTGGCTAGATGAAGAACCACCACAAGCAATCTATTCACAATCACTTACAAGAACAGCCGATAAAGGTGGAATAGTATATATGACATTTACTCCAGAAAGCGGTATGACAGAAACAGTAGCACAGTTTGTAAATAATTTAAGAGAAGGTCAAGCATTAATTACAGCAGGTTGGGATGATGCACCACATATGACTAAATCAGTTAGAGAGCAAATCTTATCTGCATTACCACCACACGAAAGAAAAATGAGAGAAAGAGGAATACCACAATTAGGGTCTGGTTTAGTATTCCCGATAGCAGAAGAAGATATCTTATGCGACCCTATAGATATACCTACTCATTGGCCTAGATTGTGTGGAATAGATTTTGGATGGGATCACCCTACTGCTGTTGTTTGGATAACGTGGGATAGAGATACTGATATTGTTTATATTTATGATTGTTATGCTATGAGGCAAGAAACAGTACCTGTTCATGCATCTGCTATTAATGGTAGAGGTAAATGGATTCCTGTAGTATGGCCTATGGATGGAAGACAAGCAGATAAAGGCTCGGGTAAAAATCTTACAGATCAATATAAAAAAGAAAGTGTTAATATGTTAAGAGATCATTTCAGTAATCCACCTTCAAATGGAATGAAAGAAGGAAGTGGTGGAAACTCTGTAGAAGCAGGTATTATGGAGATATTAACAAGAATGCAAACTAAAAGGTTGAAAATCTTTAGAAATCAAAGTAAACTGTTGGAAGAATTAAGGATGTATCATAGAAAAGATGGTAAGATAGTTCCTGCACATGATGATGTAATATCTGCAATGAGATATTGTGTAATGTCATTAAGAAAAGCAAGAATTAAAAACTATCAGCCTATGCAGCTACATACTGATTCTGAATTTAACGTGTTTAACTAAAAAGGATTTATGGGCGGATTTATAAGATCAATAACAAGAATGTTTAGTCAACCATCTTCACCAGTACAAGTAGTAACACCTGTACAAGCAGCACCTGTTGCAGCAACAGCAAAAGATAAATCTAGACAAACTTTAGCATCTGGTGGATATGGTAGTTCTAGTGTTTTAACAAGTCAACAAGGAATAGAAGACGAAGCTAATGTTTCTAAAACTGTTCTTGGTGGAACTGTTCAAAAAAGACCAAAAAAAGTTTAAGTGATTGAAACAGTTACTGACGACAGTTGGCGAAAGCCAATTGGTGAGTATCTAAAAAAGAAATGTCATATTTCTGCTGATATAGGCGATCAATTTTCATACATAGGATTTATAGAAAATAATAAAATATTAGGTGGTTTTCTATTTACAGATTTTGATGGTCATAATATTTATGTCCATTTAGCTATAGAAAGTCCTAGATTATTTAATAGAAAGCATATAAGATATGTTTTTGACTATGGTTTTAAACAAATTGGTTGTGGAAGAATGACTGCTGTTTGTAGAAATGGCTTTAAACGCAATGAAAGAATTTTGTCTGGAACTGGTTGGACTAAAGAAGGTGTCGTAAGAAAAATTATGAAAATAGATAATAATTTTGTTGATGCAGCTCTTTATGGTATGTTAAAAGAAGAATGTAAATGGATTTAAAATAAAGGAATAATTATGGGCGGAAAAGCAGCAGCAGTACCAATGCCACCAGCAGTAGATACATCAGTTCAAGATAAACTAGATGCATCAGAAGCTAAATTAGCAAGTGAAACATCAAAAGCTATGGGTGTAAAAAGAAAAGGCCAATATGGAACTATTCTTACATCTGGAAAAGGTGTAGATGACGAAGCAGATACATCTAGTTCATTATTAGGTGGAAAAAAATATTAAATAACTTATGGCAACATTTGAGTATATTAAAAAAAGATGTGCTAATTTAGAATCTGTTAGAGCAACTTGGGAAGATCATTGGCAAGAAATATTAGATTATGTAATGCCAAGAAAAGCAGACGTTACCTTTGTTCGTTCTAAAGGTGAAAAAAGAACCGAAGTATTATATGATAGTACAGCAATAACTGCAAATAATTTATTAGCAGCAAGTTTACAAGGTACACTTACATCAGCATCATTACCTTGGTTTCATTTAAAATTAAGAGATACAGAAACAAATCAAAATAGAGATGTTCAATTGTGGTTAGAAGATTCTGCTAAAAGAATGTATGAGATTTTTAATGAATCTAATTTTAATACAGAAGTACATGAATTATATTTAGATTTAGTTTCAATAGGTACAGGTGCAATATTTGTAGAAGAAGGAAGTAAAGGATTTGATAAAGAAGGAATACATTTTAATTGTTTACATATAGCTGAATATTTTATCCAAGAAAATATTAATGGTAAAGTAGATACACTTTATAGAAAATATAAACTAACAGCCAGACAAGCAATACAAGAATTTGGTGAAGAAAATGTTGGTGAAAAAATATTAGAATCTGTAAAAGAAAAACCAGACAAAGAATTTAATTTTATACACGCAGTTGAACCAACAGAAGATTATGAAAGAGCAGTAGGTAAATCAAATACAAAATTACCAGTACATAGTTGTCATGTTTGCACAGAAGATAAAATGGTTGTTCGTACTGGTGGTTATAACGAATTTCCATATTTAGTTCCAAGATGGTCTAAAGCAACAGGTGAAATTTTTGGAAGATCACCAAGTTATAACGCATTACCAGATATTAAAACTTTAAACAAAGCAGTTGAAATAGGATTAAAAGCATGGGCAAAAGCTATTGATCCACCATTACTTGTTCAAGATGATGGTGTAATTGGTAGAGTAAGAATGACACCTGCTGGTATTACAGTTGTTAGACATGATGGTGCTATTAAACCATTACAGATAGGTTCTAATTGGCAAATAACTGATATGAAAGAAAATCAGTTAAGAACATCTATTAGACAAGCATATTATTCAGATCAATTACAATTACAAGATGGCCCACAAATGACGGCTACAGAAGTACAAGTTAGATATGAATTAATGCAAAGATTACTTGGGCCAACTTTAGGAAGATTTCAAAGTGAATTTTTAAACCCATTAATTGAAAGAACATTTGGTATCATGTTAAGAGCTGGTGCATTGTTACCAGAACCAGAGATTATCCAAGGACAAAAAATAGATGTAGAATATGTTGGGCCACTTGCTCGTTCTCAAAGAATGGAAGAATCAGTTGCTATTGATAGACTATATGAATTAGCAATGAATGTAGTACAAGTTGATCCTTCAATTATGGATAATATAAACCATGATGAAGCAATAAGATTAAGAGGTGATTTATTAGGTGTTCCTAAAATTATTTTAAGAGCAAGAGATGAAGTTGAAGAATTGAGAGAACAAAGACAACAAGCACAACAAGCACAACAACAAGCTGAACAGCAACAACAACAAGCACAAGCTGCTTTAACACAAGGTCAAGCTATGTCACAATTAGGTTCTCCAGAAGCACAAGAAGGTATGGCACAAGCTGAACAGGCAGCACAAGAAGAAGGTCTGATTTAATGGCTGATAGTGATGACGAGCTTAAACAATTAAAACAAGATTATCAAATTACATTTTCATCTAAAGAAGGTGAAAGAGTATTAGCAGATATAACATCTGCTTATTATCATAGAGGATCATATACAAAAAATGACCCCCATGAAACTTCACACCGAGAAGGTCAAAGATCGGTAATAATAAGAATAATCAATCTAATGAAGGAAGATAAAAATGGCTGATGAACAAACGACCACTAACGATAATCCAGTAGAAAATACAGTACAAGAAAGTACAATTTTAGGATCGGGAAGTGACAATCAAGACTGGAGATCGTCATTACCAGATGATCTTAAAAATGATGCTACTTTACAAAACTTTAAAGATGTAGAAAGTCTTGCTAAAACAGTAGTACACCAACAAAAAGTATTAGGTAGTAGAATACCTATACCTAAAACTGATGAAGAAAGATCAGAACTTTATACTAAATTAGGAAGACCAGAATCTGGAGAAGCATATGAATTTACTATTCCAGAAACTCATAAAAGTCATTTTAATGAAGACCAAGTAAAAGAGTTTAGAAATGTTGCACATCAAATAGGTCTAAACAACGATCAAACAAAAGCATTAATAGACTTTCAAGTTAAATCTGTTGACCATGAATTAGAAAGACAATCAACTGATTTGAATGTAACAAAACAAGCTACGGAAGATACACTAAAAAAAGAATGGGGATATGATTATGATAAACAAGTTAGGAATGCACAAAGAGCATTACAAGTTTATGGTAATGAAGAACTTAATGAATTAATGAATACAGAGGCAGGTAATATACCAGCAGTTGTTAAATTATTTGCTAGATTAGGTTCAGAAGTAACAGAAGACATGGCTAAAAATACACAAAATAATAGTCTAGCTACTTCACCATTAGATGCACAATCTGAAATAGATAGTATCTTTAGTAATGCTACCGATCCCTACCATGATAATATGCATAAAGATCATACGAATAGAGTTGAGTATATGCGTCAATTACATGAAAAAAGGTTTGGCAAATAGTTAAAAGTTTGTTATAATTATACAATCTAATTCGCCCATTTTTGGACAACGGAGAAGTAGCCATGATTGGCTTTAAACTTCCGATCTGATCGTATCGTTTACGATAAGGTTTCCCGCAAGGACAAAGACCGATAATATGGAATATGGATTAGTATAATTATATCATTCCCACTATTCTTTACTTTTAAAAAAAGGACAAAAAATGTCAACACAAATAACAACGGCTTTTGTAGAACAATACAAAAGTAATGTGTTTCATTTGGCTCAACAAAAAGGTTCTAGATTAAGAGGTGCGGTTAAAACTGAAACGGTTACAGGGAAAGCACACTTTTTTGAAAGAATTGGGTCAACTGCGGCACAATTAAGAACGTCACGACACTCCGATACTCCAAGAGTAGATACTCCGCATAGTAGAAGAAAAGTGACAATGAACGACTACGACTGGGCAGATTTAATTGATAATGAAGATAAAGTAAGAATGCTTATATCTCCACAATCTGAATATGCACAGGCTGGAGCATACGCAATGGGTAGAGCTATGGATGACGCAATTATTGCGGCAGCTACTGGCAATGCACTTGGCGGAGTTGCAGGTGGAACTTCAATAGCTTTACCAGCGGGTCAAAAAGTGGCTCATGGTTCTGCTGGATTATCAGTAGCAAAAATTATTTCTGCTAAAGAAATTTTAGATGCAGCTGAAACTAATCCAGATGAAATGAAATGTATAGTATGTTCAGCAAGTCAGATTTCTGATTTGTTAGCAATTACACAAATTACTTCTTCTGATTACAATTCAGTAAAAGCACTAGTACAAGGTCAAATTGACACATTTATGGGCTTCAAGTTTATTAGAACACAAAGACTTGGAACAGATAGTGATGGTAATAGACAAGTATTAGCATTCAATCAATCTGCATTAGGACTAGCAGTTGGATCAGATATATCTACAAAGATATCTGAAAGAGCTGATAAGAACTATGCAACACAAGTATTTTTATCTATGACAATCGGAGCTACGAGAGTAGAAGACGAAAAAGTAGTTGAAATTGCTTGTACAGAGTAATAGGAGTATATAGATATGGCTGTAACAACACAAAATAGTGCCGAGTACACTAATAGAATAGCTACTCCTCTTGTAACTGCTGATGCTGTTAATGATAAGGGTAAGTTAAGAACTTTAACTTTTACTCACAATCAAGACGGTGTTGGTGATGCAGGATCAATTGTCGTGCTGGGAAAACTTCCAGCAGGAAAAGTTAAAATCATAGGCGGTTTATCTAGATTTTATTGTAACTGGACTGCTGGTTCAAATACAATGGATATTGGATGGGAAGCATATACTGATGCAGACGGAGCAGCGGTTGCTGTTGATGTTGATGGTATGGTTGATAACTTGGACATTGATACTGCTGGTTACTTTACAATGGAAGGCAATACTGCTGCAACTAAATTGCTTGGTGGTAATGCTACTTTCTCTAGTAAAGAAGGAGTTGTCATTACTGCAAAGTCAATTGGGGCTTTAGCAGATGATGATGATCTAGCTGGTGTAATCACTTACATAGTAGATTAATAACAACAATTATTAAGGGCGGGATTATACTCGCCCTTTTTATAATATAAAAAAATTATGGCTACAGAAGTATCAATTTGCTCAAATGCATTAAGAAGATTAGGTGATAATCCTATTACATCTTTGACAGACGATACTGAAAGAGCAAGACTTTGTAATTCATTTTACGCAGATGCAAGAGATGCAGTATTAAGATTACATCCTTGGAATTTTGCAATCACAAGAACATCATTAGCACAACTATCAGATACACCATCATATGGTTTTGCATATCAATATTCATTACCAACTAGCCCTTATTGTTTAAGAGTTTTAGCAATGGAATATGAAGACTATATTTTTAAAGTAGAAAATTATTCTACACAAGGTAGAGTATTATTAACAGATCAAAGTTCTGCAAAGATTTTATATGTAGCAAAAATTACAGATACAACACAATTTGATGCATTATTTGTTGATGTACTAACTGCAAAATTAGCATTAGACTTATGTTATCCAATAACTAATAGTGTATCTTTACAAGATAAAATGCAAAAACTTTACCAACTAAAACTTTCTGATGCAAGAAGTATAGATGGACAAGAAGGCTTTATTGATGACCTTGTTTCTGATACTTTTACTGACTTTAGGAAGGCTTAATGGCTAGAGTACATCCTTTCCAAACCAACTTTACTGCTGGAGAATTAACACCTAAACTTGCTGGTCAAGTTGATTTTAAAAAATATAGCAATGGTGTAGAAACACTTGAAAACATGACAGTATTTCCACAAGGTGGAGTGTCAAGAAGAAACGGAAGTAGATTTGTTTGTGAGGTAAAAGATTCAACTGCAATTACTAGATTAATTTCTTTTGAGTTTAATATTACACAAGCATATGTTTTAGAATTTGGAAACAATTATATAAGATTTTTAAAAGATAACGGACAAATAACAGAAACAGCAAAGACTATAACAGCTATTACTAAAGCTAATCCTGCTGTAGTTACATCAAATGGACATGGTTTTTCTAATGGAGATCATGTTTGGATTGCAAGTGTAGTAGGAATGACTAGACTTAATGGAAGAAGATTTGTAGTTGCAAGTACGGCAACTAATACATTTGCATTAACAGGTGAAAATAGCACAAGTTATGATGCTTATAGTTCTGGTGGAACTGCATCTAAAACATATGAAATAGCAACAACATATACATCAGCAGAATTAAGTGAATTACAATTTACACAATCAGCAGATGTTATGTATATTGTACATCCAAATCATCCCCCTGCAAAATTATCAAGAACAGGTCATACTACTTGGTCTTTAGATGATGTTGCTTTTACTAATGGCCCATATTTAGATGTAAATACAACAGCAACAACTTTAACACCTTCTAGTGCATCTACTGGATCAAGAAATATAACTGCATCAGCTGTAACAGGTATTAATGGTGGAGTTGGTTGGTTAGCAACAGATGTAGGTAGAGAAATATCTATGAATAGTGGTAAAGCAACTATTACAGCTAGAACAAGTGCAACAATAGCAGTAGCAACAGTTACAACAGCTTTTACAAATGCTAATGCAATTACAGATTGGTCTTTAGGAGCATGGTCTGCAACAACAGGTTATCCTAGAACAGTATCATTTTTTGAACAAAGATTAGTATTTGGTGGGTCATCAAGTTATCCACAAACTATATGGGCAAGTGAATCTGGTTTATATGAAGAATTTGATGTAGGAGATGGAAGTGCAGCAGATGCATTTATTTATACAATAGCAGCCAACAAAGTAAATGTTATTAGGTGGTTAGCACCTGCTAGAGATTTAATCGTAGGTACTGTTGGTGGTGAATTTAAAGTTGGAAGACCTGCTGGTGAGCCTCTAAAGCCCGACAATGTTAATATTGCACAACAAACTACATATGGCGGATATACAACACAACCAATTCAAGTAGGTAGTGAAGTTTTATTTGTACAAAGACAACAAAGAAAAGTTAGATCATTTGCATATCGTTTTGAAGATGATGCATATCAAGCACCAGATATGACATTACTTGCAGAACATATAACAGATACAGGAATTGTTGATGTTGATTACGCACAAGAGCCAGATTCTATTTATTGGGCTGCAAGAACTGATGGAACATTATTAGGAATGACATACCATAGAGAAGAAGATGTAATTGCATGGCATAGACATATTTTTGGTGGTTCTAATAAATTTATATTTAATGGTGCAACTGGAGTTCTTGATTATCTTAATGATGCTAATTTTAATGGATATATTACTATATCATCACATGGATTATCTACAGGAGATGAAGTAACTTATAGTGCTGGTGGTGGAACTAAAATACCAGAATTAACAGAAGGTGGAACATATTATGTTTATGCTAGAGATGCTAATACATTAGAACTAGCAGATACTTATGCACAAGCAGTAGATAGAACAATTAAAAGAATATCAGATGGTGTTGGTGCAAGTCATTCTTTATCAACAAAAACTAAAGTAAAAAGTATAACTTCAATAAATGAATCACTTGAAAACCAAGTTTGGATAATATGCGAAAGAAGAATTAATGATACAAAAAAACAATATATAGAATATCTAGACCCAACATTAAATATGGATTGTACATTATCTGCATTAGTAAATAATGGATTGACAGTAGTAACAGGACTAAACCATCTTGAAGGGGAATCTGTACAAGTATTGGTAGGAGATGCAGTATTTCCAAATCAAACAGTTACAGGGGGCAGTATTAGTGTTACACTACCTACATCAGCAAGTTTTAAAAGTATTGAAATTGGCCTTGGTTATACATCTAAAATTAAAACTATGAGAATTGAATCGGGATCACAAGCAGGTACTGCACAAGCAAGGAAAAAAAGATATAATGAAGTTGTGGTAAGATTATATAAAAGTGTAGGTTTAACTGTTAATGGAGATCAAATACCTTTTAGATCATCTTCTACACCAATGGGGCAAGATATAGCAGAATTTACTGGAGATAAAAGAGTAAGTAATCTAGGATGGAATAGAGATGGTCAAATAGAAATTGAACAAACACAACCACTACCTATGACAGTTTTAGGTATAACAGGAACATTAGTAACAAGTGATTAATATGAATAATAAAATAATAGAAGCTAAAAAATTATTAGAACAATATGCACCTAAAGGTGAATTTCTTGCATACATTAATAAAGATGAAGAACAAATATTAAAAAATTTAGGTGGTTCTGGAGAAAAAGTTAAAGAAACAGGAATACCATCTTTTAATCCAATGTACATAATTGCAGGAATGATGGTTGCAAGTACAGCAATGTCTTACATGGGAAGCCTTCAACAGTCTAAACAAATGAAAGCAGCTGCGGCATGGGATAAATACCATTTAAATATTAAAAAAACACAAGATACTATTATGGCTAATAAAAGAGCTGCAAAATTATTAAGTGAAAAAAGAGCTGCTATTGGTGCAAGAGGTGTGCAATTTACAGGTTCAACTTTAATGGAACAAGAAAGTGTTATAGAAAATTTAGAAGAAACTTTATTTTGGGTAAACAAAGGTGTAGAAATGGATGTAAGAACTATGGATATCAGATTGGCAGGAGCATTAGCAAAAGAATCTTGGGAAAGAAAAACTAATTTACTAACTGGTATAACTAATAGTTATCAAGCAAGTAGAACAACATAAATATGTTTAAAATTAAAGTGTGGGATGGTGATACAATGATATTTGAAGGATATAGTAAAAGAGTACCAAAAACAGATGAAGAATTTAAAGCATGGACTTTAACTAAAGATGGAAACGCAACAGAACAAAGAGAGTTTAGTCCAGCACAATATAGAATAACTTACGAGGAAGTAAATGGCAATAAAAATACCTAGAAGTGAAAAAACAATACCTTCTGTTGGTAATAGAGGTAGTAGTATTTTACAAGCAGCACAAAGCAATAAAATTAATTATAGTGGGTTTACTAATGAATTAAATAATATTGCACAAACTATTAAATCTCATAACGAAAAAATAGAAGATGCTAGAAGAAAAAACAAAACTACAAAACATAATTCTATTATGGCTAATGATGTTATAGATTTTACAGAAGAAATTTCTATTGGTAAATTTAATGATGCAACACAAACTTATGATGCATATACAAAAAATGAAATAGATAAAAAGCAAAAAAAATTTGATACAAAAATGCTTGGTAAATATAAAGATAATATATTTAAAAATGACCCTGCATGGGAAGAATTTGAATCTTACTTTTATGGTAATTTAACTGATGCAAATTCTAGTGCATTCCAAGTAACAAAGCAAAAAATATTAGCTGATACCGCTATAGCTTACCAATCATTTAAAACAACACAAGATACAACTATAAGCAAAGTTCCTGCAAATGAAGCTATGTGGGGAAAAATGGAATTTTATATTGAACAAGAAAAACAAATGTTTTCTACTGCAAAAAATGCAGGTGTTGCAAATATAGATTTAAACGCAAATATAAATTCTATTACTCAAAGATTTTTAGTTAAAGCTATTGAAGGTACACATAAAATAGTTTTAGAAAATGGTGAAAATGGACATGATTGGACTGCTATTAGAAAAGAAATAAATAATAAAGAAACAGACTATTATGGAAGAACATTAACAACTGACGAAAGAACAGGTTTATTAGGATATGTTAAAGAAAAAGCTACAGAACAAACTTTCTTTGAAAATAAATGGGTATCTAATAATAATAATACTATATTTAACAAGAACATAAAAAGTATCACAGATGGTATTATGACAATAAGTGATATAAAAGGTTTGGATTTTAGACAATTAGATGGTGAGAAACTTAAAAATGGACTTATAGATATAGCGACTAAAGTACAATTAGGTGAATATGGAGATGAATCTAATATTGCTAATTTTTTAGAGATTAGAGAAAAAATACTTACTGGTGAAATTACATCATTAACAGAGTATATAACTTTAAAGTCTGATTTAGAGTATGATCCAAGTCAAAGTATTTTAGAAAGAGTAGGTACATCTATTGGTAATACTGATTTTGAGAGATTAAATACTGCTTTACAAAATAAAGATAATAAAAGATGGGGTAAAGAATACCAACAACTTCAAAAATTAATATCAGCATTTCAGCCACAAATTGAAGGTATAATGAAAAAATACGATTTGAATGCACCTGTTCGTGTTTATGAATTAGAAAGTGAATTAGAAAATGAATTCTTTACACAGCTTAAAGAAGGTAAAACTTCTAATGAATTACTTGATCCAAAAAGTAAATATTTTATATTAAAGCCAGACTTATTGCAAAAATATGTTTTAAGTGTTTCTGAACAAGCAAAAGAAGTTGCACAACAAATGAGTTCAAACAAATCAACTGGTATATATGAAGGGCCAGTTTGGGAAGATTATAAAAAACAATATGATAATGATTTTACAGCATTTAGAAATGGTGTTGAAATGCAAGATTATCTAAAATCTTCATCTGGAATATCATACATTAAAAACCAAAAAGCAGTTGATCTTAAAATAGAAAAAAATGTTGAAGTTATTAAAGGATTAAAAACTAAAGATACTAAAACAGAAGCATTTACAACATTAGGTATAAAACAAAAAGATGTTAAGCAAATGACTATAGACCTTAAAAAACTTAATTCAGCAGACTTTACAAGTAAATACAAAGTAATGAAAGAGCAGTTTAAAAAAGCAAATAGTGGTAAATAAATTTAAAGAATAAACAATGGCAGATTTATTAAATGAAGATTTACTTATGGAAGCCTCTGGCTTTACAGAAGATACAGAGGGTTATGGTAAATATAAAGAAAAAGAATATAATCTTTTAAAAGATGCTGGTGTATCAGATGAGGAACTGCAAGGTATAAAATTTGAAAGCAACGCATTAAAATCAACAAATCAAGGATGGTGGAAAAATGCCATAGATGGAGTTGGAGATTGGGCAGTAGGTGATGATGCAGATTGGGACACTTATTGGGAAAGAGGTTTAGGTAAATCTAATATAAATCTTGCAACACAATTTCATTCAAGTGGAAAATATGGATATGATTGGCAAAAAGCCATGGAAGCAGAGCCAGAAGACACAGGTGCATTAGAAAGAGCATTTGAAACTGTAGTAGGTCTAGGTGCAGACTTGCCAACATTTATAGCAGGTGGTGCAGCAGGAAAGGTATTAACAGGTGGTAGTGCATTTGGTACAGGTTTTGGTGCAGGTTTTGTAAATGACAGTATTAAAGGTATGTATGTAGAGGCTTTAAATAGAGGTGAAGTTAATAGCTTTAGTGAATGGTGGGATATATTTTTAAAACATGGAGTTGCAGAAGGTGTTAAGGGTGGATTAGTAGTAGGATCAATGTCAGTAGCACCATTAGCATTAGGTGCAATGAAAATACCAACAAACTATATAACTAAAAATATGTCTAGATGGGTTGCCCTTACAGGTGTTGGTGCAATGTTAGATGGAGAATTACCCTCAAAAGAAACAATGGTCAATAATGCTCTTATACTTGGTGCATTTGGTATTGTAGAACCAAAAGCAGCGAAGATGGTAAATGATAGTAGTTTAAAAAATAAAACAGATACTAATACAATAGTAGATCAAACTATCAAAAATATTCAAATGAAGGAAGATGCAGGTAGTAAAAATATTAAGACATATAGAAAAGATAGAAAAATAACAGAATTAGAAATTACAGTAATTAAAAAAGAATTAGTAGAATTAAACAAACTAGATACTCTATCAAAACCTAAAGTTGTTGAAAATAAAGCTAAAGAAATAGAAAGACTTGAAGCAGAAGTTAAACTTTTAAAAGATAAGATATTAAAACCTGCTAAAAATTTAACTGAATCTGTAAAAGATATCAATTTAACAAAATTAAAAATAGCAGAAAAAGAATTAGCAGAAGCTAAAGATGGAAATTTAATAGAAAAAGGTCAAGTTGAAGCATTTACCGAAGGACAAAAAATTAAATTAGAAAAAGAAACAAAAGAGCTATCTGATAAAATACAAGAAGCACAAGTTGAATTTAATATTATTAAAGGAAAAAAGAAGAATGGTGAAATGTTTAATGAGGATAGATATATAGAACTAAAAAATTTAATTAAAAAGAATGCTAATAAAATTATAGAGAATAATAAATTACTAAATAAAGATAAACGAATTTTAGAACTAGAAGAACAATTAGCTGATAGAGGTGAAACAGTTACAAGGATAGTAGAACAAGATAAAAGTATTAATAGATCGTCTGATAAAGATGTAAATGCTATAATGGATAAAGTAGCACTTGGTAAAATGAAAGTTAATAATAATTTTAAATCTTACGCAGCTAATTTAGTTACATCTATGATTGATAGATTATACCCTATTTTAGAAGCTGTAAAAGAAGCTAAAGATAGAGGTGTTAAAGTAGGTAAATTAGATGTTTATAAACAAATGCGTTTATCTGTAGGAAATATTGGTAAAGGATTTCATTTTATTAAACACGCAACATTTGATTTTAGAACTTTAAAAGATAATGGAAAGGGATTAACTGTAATATTAAAAGATGTTATTAAAACACCAGATAAATACAGAGATTTTAATGCTTTCTCTATTGCTAAAAGAGCATTAGAAAAATTTGCACAAGGTATAGAAACTGGCTTTTCTTCTTCTAAATCAGAAAGAGCAGGTTTAAAAAGAGTAATAGAAAAATTTGAAAAAGAATTCGGACAAACTCATAAAGAGTTACAAGAATATCAACAAAGAGTTTTAGTATATTTAAAAGATTCTGGATTATTATCAGCAGAATTATTTGAAAGAGTATTAGAATTAAATAAAGATTTTGTTCCATTACATAAAGTTATGGATGCAAGTATTAAAGCTGATTCATTAGGAAATATAGTTAAAAATCCAATAAGAAAAATTAAAGACAGTATTTTAGAAAAAGATAAACCAGTTATTGATCCAATAGAGAACATGATGTTGAATACAATTCATTTTATTAGTATGGCTGAAAAAAATGCTATAAATAAATCATTTATTAATATGGCATTAGAAGCACAGAAAGCTAAAAACAAAAATCCAGAACTTGATTTGTTTGCTGACATAAAAGAAATAAAAGACCTTAAACCTGTAAAAGTAAGTAAAGAAGAATTAAAAGATATTATTATAGATAATAAAGGTACAACAGCAAATTTAGAACATGGTATGACTATCTTTAGACAGAATGGTTCATTTGTAGATAAAACAAAAATAGCCGTATATGAAAATGGTAAACCAAAAATATATGAAGTAGGAAAAGATTTTGCAGATGCTTTAAAAGATGCAAACTGGTTTCAAACACAAGCATGGGCAAGAATACTTGCTGCACCCACAAGAACATTAAGAGCAGGTGCCACACTTGACCCTGCATTTATTCTTAAAAACTTTGGTAGAGATACATTTTTTGCATCTGTATTTTCTAAAAATAGTTTTGTACCTTTCTGGACTTCTATGAAGGGAATCTTTATGCAATTTGGTGATAAAGGCCATAAATCTACAGAAGTATATAAACAGTTTATGAAATCTGGTGGTATGCAATCTACATTATTATCATTTGATAGAAGTTATTTTAAAGATGGACAAATGTTATCAGAATTAACAGGTAGAAAATTACACAATACAATTAATCCTAAAAGTTGGTTAGAAACATTAAGGGTATTTTCAGAAATGGTTGAAACAGGTTCAAGACTTGGGGATTTTAAAATGACTATAAAAAGACTTGAAAAAGAAAATGCTAAATTACCAGAAGGCAGTAAAATGTCTGAAAGAGAATTATTAGAATTAGCAGGTTTTGAAGCTAGAGATTTAACTGTAGATTTTAGAAAAATGGGAACAGCAATGCAAGGGCTTAATATGATTAATGCATTTTTTAATGCAAGGGTACAAGGACTAGTTAAAATAAAAGAAGGTCTTGCTGATCCTAAAACAAGAAATAAAGTAATGTTAAATGGTATTAGAAATATTACTGCACCTTCATTATTAATTTGGTATAGTAATAAAGATAGTCAAGTTTATAAAGATTTACCTCAATGGCAAAAAGACTTAAATTGGATTATAATAACTAAAGAAGGTACGGAAGATCAAATAGTATGGAGAATACCTAAACCTTTTGAAATAGGTTGGATTTTTGGTACTTTGCCAGAAAGAATATTAGATGGTATATATAATTCAGATGGTGGTAAAGATTTAATTAATTCTTCTAAACAATTTAGTTACGATTTTATAAAATCTTTAGGCCCAGTACCAGAATTTATGAAGCCTTTTATGGAAGATTATGCTAATGAAAGTATGTTTTTTCAAAGACCAATAGTTCCTTATGCTTTAGAAAGACTATTACCAGAATATCAATATTCAGAATACACAAGTGAAACTGCAAAATTAATTGCTAGTGTATTTGAAAAATTAAGACCAGAAGAAGCAACAGAATTGTTTGGCCCAAGTTTAGATAGTCCTGCTAAAGTAGAAAATTATATAAGAGCATGGACAGGTGGATTAGGTAAATATACATTAGATGTATTAGATTATGCTTTAAAAAAAACAGGTGTAACAACACCAGTTAAAAAACCTTGGTCAGATAATTGGATTAAAAATTTAGCTGATATGCCTATAATAGCCTCATTTGTTATTAGAAATCCAAGTGCTTCATCAGAACATATTACTAAATTTTGGAAACTATGGATGCCTGTTCAACAAAAACTTGCAACATATAACTATTTAATGAGCCAAAATAAACCAGAAGAAGGTGTGAAAATCTTTAATAAAATTGACCCAAATAAATTAACTTTAGAAACTACAGCTGGAGTTATCAAGGGTATTGGTGATTCAATAGATATGATATATAAGAATAATGAAATTGACCCAAATGAAAAAAGACAGTTAATAGATGGATGGTATCTAGATATAATTGGAATGGCAAAAGAATCTTTAAAAATACAGAAAGAATTAAAAAATAAGTAAACTTTATATTTAAAGTATGATAAAGTAATGGTAAAATAGGCAAAATTTATGACAATTAGCACAACAATAATTAAGAACAGCTATTCTGGTGATGCCAGTAATGATACATTTGCGTATCAATTTAAGATATCTACTACGGCAGATATGGAAGTTATTATACGTTCTGCGGCAGGTGCTGAAACTGTTAAAACTTTAACTACTCATTATACAGTAACTGGTGCAGGAACTGCATCTGGTGGTAATGTAGTATTTGAATCTGGTGCAATACCTTCTGCAACTGAAACAGTTATTTTAAGAAGATCAACTACACAAACACAAGCATTAGATTTAGTAGAAAATGATCCATTTACTGCTGATAGTGTTGAGAGTGCATTTGATAAAAATTTAGCTTTAGTACAAGAATTACAAGAAGAATCTAATAGATCATTAAAAATTTCAAGAACAAATACTATGACAAGTACCGAGTTTACAAATTCGGCAACTGATAGAGCAAGTAAAGTTTTAGCCTTTGATGCTGATGGAGAACTTTCAGTTACACAAGAACTTGGAACTTATGAAGGAACTTCTGCAACAACTACAACAGCAGCTTTTGTTTTAAGAGATTTAGTTAAAGGTTCAACTACTGCTCAACTAAATAATATTTATATTTGTATTAAAGCATCACCTATTGGTACAGCTTTAACTAATACAACTTATTGGGTTTTAATTGTAGATGCTGTTAGTGCAGCAACATCTGCTACAACTGCAACAACTAAAGCAGCAGCAGCAGCATCATCTGCAACAGCCGCAGCAGCATCTGAAACAGCAGCTGAAACAGCAGAAACAAATGCTGAAACTGCAGAAACAAATGCAGCAGCTTCTTATGATAGTTTTGATGATAGATATTTAGGATCAAAAAGTTCAGCACCAAGTGTTGATAATGATGGTGGAAGTTTATTAACTGGAGCATTATATTTTAATACATCTGATAATACAATGTATAGTTATACAGGCTCTGCATGGGTATCTTTAAAACCAAGTTCTGCTGAACAGACAGCTATTAATGCTTTAGGTGCAAGTGCAGTAGTAACTGATATGGGTATTTTAGCAACTACAGATATAGTAGCTGACATGGCTATACTTGGAACAAGTGATGTAGTTGCAGATATGGCAATTCTTGCAACAAGTGATGTTGTAACTGATATGAATACTTTAGGAACTGCGGCTATTGTTACTGATATGGATTTACTAGCAACATCAGCAAATGTAACTGCAATGGGTGTATTAGGAACTGCTGCAGTAGTTGAAGATATGGGAATTTTAGGAACGTCTGCAAATGTTACAGCTATGTCAACTGTTTCATCTAATGTAGATGGTGTAAATAGTTTTGCAGAAAGATATAGAGTAACATCTGGAGATCCAGGTTCTTCACTTAATGCAGGAGATTTAAATTATAATACTTCAAGTAATGCTTTAAAATATTACAATGGAAGTGCTTGGTCATCAATTGGTGTAAATACAGATGAAAGTGCAAAAGTATCAGCTAATGATAGTACAGCTGGTTTTTTAAACGGAAAACTTGTAGCTGGAAATAAAATTACTTTTACAGAAAATAATAATGGATCAAATGAAACTTTAACTATAGCTGCTTTAGGTGGTATAGAATGGCAATCAGTAATTACAGGTGCAACAGTTAATGTAACTGCTGGTAAAGGATATTTTGTAAATACAGCAAGTAATGCTTGTACTGCAACTTTACCATCTTCTCCAAGTTTAGGAGAAGAAATAAGATTTATAGATTACGGAGCAACTTTTGATACTAATGCTTTAACAATTGCTAGAAATGGAAAATATATTCAAGGTGCAAATAGTGATTTAGTTGTTTCAACTGAACGAGCAGCTTTTGGATTAGTCTTTGTAGATAATACTCAAGGATGGTTACTAACAGAAAAATAGGATAAAAAATTATGACAACATATAAATCAATTAAATACAATTTTAATGGAACAGAACTTGGTGGAATTGCTGTTAGTCCAACAGTAAGTTCAATTAGTCCATCATCAAAAACAGCTGCACAATTAGCTGCTGGAACTACTATTGCTATAACTGGTACTGGTTTTGTATCTGGTGCTGGAGTTAATTTTATTCATGCAAATGGAACACAAGTTGCTTCTCCAACTGTTGTTGTTAATTCTGCAACTTCAATAACTGCTACAGTACCATCTTCAATGGCTGATACAAATTCAGATCCTATTGATGTTCAAGTTACTGGTAATGCAGTTGGTCAAAAAGATAATCTTTTATCTATTGATGATAACCCAATTTTTAATACAGCAGCAGGAACTTTAGGAACTATAACTGATGGAGTAAGAGGTGCTGGTGCTTATACTATATCTCCAGTAACTGCAGTAGATCCAGAAGGTGTTAGTGTTACTTATTCTAAAACAGCAGGATCTTTTCCTGGTGGAATGTCTTTAAATAGTAGTACTGGTGCTTTAACTGGAGCAATTACTGCTGTTGGTTCAAATACAACTTACACATTTACAATTAGAGCAACTGCTGGATCACAAACATCTGATAGACAATTTACAATAGTTGTTTCTGCTCCAACAATTACCGAATTTAAAACAGCAGGAGCAGGATCACACACACCTAGTTTTTCTGGTGCAATGGCAGTATTAGCTATTGCTGCTGGTGGTGGTGGAGATAGTGGGCCAGCTGGTGGTCACAATGGTGGTGGTGGTGGAGGTGGATTAATTTTACATCCATCTTATTCTGTTTCATCTGGATCAGCTATACCTTTTTTTATAGGTAGTGGAACAAGTAGTGGTACTGGAGAAAATTCTACATGGGGTGCAAACAACGGAACTGCAGTTACTACAGCAACTATTTTAACTGCTTTAGGTGGAGGCTCATCTAATACTGGAGATGGTGGTTCTGGTGGTGGTCGATCTCACTCAAGTGGTACTCCAGGACAGGCTATACAAACAAATTCAAACACAATTTCTCCACATAGTAGGACTTATGGTTTTGGAAATAATGGTGGTACTGCAACTTATTCTAATCCATCTCATCCATCTGGTGGAGGAGGTGGTGCAGGTGCTGTCGGTGGTAATGCTTCTGGTGGTAATCAAGCTGGAAATGGTGGTGCTGGAAAAGATGTAACTTCTACTTTTGGAAGTGGAGTACACAACTCTGGTATTTTTGCTGGAGGGGGTGGTGGAGGAACTCACCAAGCAGGTCATTCTGGAGCTGCAGGATCTGGAGGTGCTGGACATGGAACAACAACTGGTAATTCTAACATTGGTCAAAATGGAACTGCTAATACTGGTGGTGGTGCAGGAGCAGATGCTTTAGGTGGAAGTGGAATTATTATAATTAAATATTAGGAAACGATTATGAATTTACAAGAATATTATATTATTAAAGAAGAAGCAATATCTAGTGATAAACATAATACATTACTAGAAAAAGAAGTCGTTGTATTAAACCCAAATGGAGATGAAGAAACTATTGCTTTAGGAGCAGTTGCATCTTTTATAGAAATGGGCTATACAATGCGAGATGCTGATTTTTAAAAGAAAACCTAAGGTTACTTTTTGGGCTAGTACTAAAGGTTTTAAAGATATTATAAAACCAGAAAAAGCAAATAAATATATTCCTAAATGGTTTAAACACGCAAAACAATCAGAAGTACCTAATAATTCAAATGTAAAAAATTGTATAGGTTTTACTGACTATTTTAAAATGGGTTATGTAATTCCTTTATGGTGTGATTTAAATATTACAATTAATGAGTTAGGTAATATAGGTTGGCAAAGTCCACATAGTTATTATCAATTTGATTTTCATCACCCTTTTCAATTACAAAATTTAGTACCAGAACATGAAAAAGATAAAATAGCAGTTGTAATAAAAACACATTGTCCTTATCACGCAAAAGTAACAAAAGGATATTCTTTATTACAATTACCAATGACTTATTGGTATGAAAAAGATTGGACAGTTGCTTCTGGAATATTTCCTAGTTCTATATATCCAGAATTAAATCAACAAATAATAATTTACAAAAGTTTTTTTGATAATTTAAAACCACATAATGGTATTAGATCAAGAGTAATTCCTAAAGGAACTCCATTAGCTCAATACATGATTATTCCAAATGAATATGATGGAGAGGTAATTGAAGAAACTAAAGAACTGGCAGAATATAGATATAAAACTAATTTAAATGTTAATACTACTTTTCAAAAAAAATTTCCTGATATGTTAAAATGCCCTTATGTTAAAAGATAATTTTTTAGACAAAGAAAGTTTTACAAAACTTTATAATACAGTAACAAGTCCATTCATGCCTTACTTTATTCAGAATGGTTGTGCTTTTGAAAGTGATAATAGACCATTATTAACACATAAGATAATAGATTTAGATCAAAAAATACATAGTGGTACTTATGATATTATTGCTAAACCTATTTTAGAAAAATTAAATGCTTTTAAAATTTTAAGATTAAAAATTAATTGTTATCCTAACTCTGGTAAAGTTATAAAGTCTGGGTGGCATTTTGATTTACCTAATAAACATAAAGTGTGTTTATTAAATGTTAATACAAATAATGGTTACACAGATTTTAAAAATAAAGATTTAACTGTAGGAAGTTCAAAAGAAAATACTGCTTTATTGTTTGATGGCAAAGAAAAACATAGATCAATTTCTCAAACAGATACATTGTGGAGATTTAATATTAATATAAATTATGAGTAGTTTAGATAATTATTTTGCTACACCAATGTATTCTGATGATAGTTATTTATTATCAATAGATAATATAAATTTACTTAAAAAAGAATTTAAAGATAATACTATTAATGCTGGTGGTAATTATACAAGTAAAAATACAACAGTATTAAACAATCCAAATCTAAAAAATTTCAAAGATTATATTGAATCTCAATTAGATCATTACTGGCATAATGTTCTTGAATATACAGATGATACTAAATTAGTAATCACTCAAAGCTGGATAAACTTTAACACTAAAGATACCTTTCATCATATTCATCAACATAGTAATTCTATTATATCTGGAGTATTTTATATAGAAAATCCAACTCCTATTATTTTTGATAGACC